TCAGCCGTACGCTTGGCATAGTCATACGTCATCTTCATCTTAGCCATGTAGAACAACTCACCATGAACTTGCAAGTAGTGTCGACCGGCTTGGTTGTACAGATACTCAAACCCTCTTGGTAAGAACTTAGCAAGAAACATATACCGGCTTGGGCTCGACCCATTGATTGCCGTTCTTATGGTAACAAAGTCACCCATCAAGTTGCGCTCCCAAATGATTGGGCATGTCTGTGCGTATAGTTCTTTAGGTATTAGCGGGTGCATACCCTCGTAGTCTGCAAGCGCATACACGTTGTCATCTAACTTCATGATACGTTCCCACTTGCGATCTCGTCTGTTTGGGTGTATCGGTCTGATGTCATCGTTCTTGTTCTTACCACGTAGAGGGGTTATCCTCTCGTAGTGTTTAGCCACCTCATCGAATGTATTCAAATGGTATGAGGGCAACCATTGTGGTGCAGTATGTAAGTCCATGTTGTTTTCCTGTTGGTTAAGTTGTTTGTGGTAGTCCGTAGACTACCTTGTGTTTAGATGTGTATAGCAACACCGGTTGATGGCTTGGCATGCTTGTTGTCCAAGATACACCACAGTACTGGAGATGACCACACGCCCCATGACCCGCCCAAGTAGCCGTCGGTTAACACGACCACAATCTCAGGCTTGACACCAGTTTCACCCATGTACATGGGCACACACTCGACGTTAGTCCCGCCACCACCCGCGGGCTTGGTAGACTTCTCAATGTTGTGAATGTCCGAGTCCATGTAAACTTCTTCTTTACATACCTCAGTATCCCAGTACAAGATACGAACCTTCTGTGGTTTGACCTGATCGCAGATACCCTTGATCTCAGTTAAGAACATACCTAGCTCATGCGAACCGATAGAACCTGATGTGTCGATAGCGACCACGATCTCCTCGATTGTTTCCGATATCGCAGAGGGCATGTAAATATCTGAACCGACGAACCGGCGGTTGGGCTTGCGCCATGTAGAGTAGTCCTTACCCGCACAAGATGTTGTCACATACTCACGCAGTAACTCGCGCCAGTCTTGCTTGGTCTGTAATAACTCGGCCATATCCCTGAGTCCACCTGACCCTACCTTACCGGCAAGGATAGACCCTTGGCGTATCGCTTCGTCGATCTCTTTACCTAGCTCGTCCTTCTCGGCTTCGGTCAACTCTTGCGCACCATCCCAGTCATGTGAGTCGAACCCCCCCTCGTCGCCACCATCGTCGTCGTTGTCTTGTGGGGGCAGTAACTTGAATACCTCGGGTGCACTCATGCCACGATAGTTGGTGTCGAGTAACCCACCCTTGGGCATCCTGATCCATCCACGTCCACCATCTTGGTCGACCAGTTTACAGTTGATGACATAGTCGCACGCCATGTTAGCTCGTTTGTGATCTGCGTCATGCAACTCCTTCCAAGTTGTTAAGTGTTTGTACATCTTGTGATAGCACTCGTGTAGGATTAAGAACCTGAACTCGGCATCGGACAATGAGTCCACGAACTCACGACCATACTCCTCGTCACGACCATTCGTTCTTGCGGTTGGTAGTCCGTCGACTACCTTCTTGCTACCGATCATGAGCACGCTTGCAATACCCACGAACTCGTCGTTACCCACGATGTCGGTGCACGCTTTCCATAGCCGTTGCTCGACTGTTAGTTTGTTGTTCATCATTAACATGTTGTTACTCCTTATACCTTGTCTGCGGTAAACATAAAGTTGTTAGCCATGCACCAGTCGGTGAACTTCTTGTTGGTCATGACCATGCTCTGCTTGGCATACTTGGGGTTGCGCACTTGCATAGCGAATAGACCTTGGGCTTCCTTGTCGAGTCGTGACAAGTAGTCCATCCACGCATCAAGCCATGTCCTGTCTATAGTTGCCAGCGCCCTGTACACGACCATACACACAGCAGAAGATGTTGTGGGAACCTTAGCATTCTTGGGGTCGTTCTTGATCTCCTCTTGCTTGGGCAAGTCATCGACCAGTCTGATGTATGCACCCAAGTCCGAACCGGCGCGGTCACCGATAGTACCAATGAGGTTAGACTTCAAGGCATTGTCGCTGATCTTGTCCTTGGCCCAGAGCCAATGGCTTGCCAACTCTAAAGATCTTGGTGTGACAAACGCGGGGCGCGGGGCTTGTGGGTGATAGATGTATGGGTTACCACCCACGTCATCGTTGGGATTCTCCACGTCCTCGAATGACTGGAACAACTGCTCGCCATGCTCCTTGACCCATAGAATCAATGAGGGGTGAATACCGGCATTGAACGCATAGTTCTCTATCCACTCAACTGCGGTCGGTTTCTTCATGCGTACTGTGGTTATGCGGTTGCGGTGATGTGGCATCAGCATGTCACCCACGCCCTCTGCACCTAGGTTAGTTGTGGCAAACACAATAGAGTCAGGGTGTAACTTCTTTGTACCCATGGTGCGCTCTAACATAATACGCATCATGCCATTCTTGACCGAGGGGTTAGCCTTACCGAACTCGTCAACCATTAAGATGATCGGCTTACTGTGGTGCATGCCCATCTCCTCGTTGGGTACGAACTTGACGAACTGAGAGTCATCGTCAACACCTAAGATCTTTGGAACCATCAAGTCACCGAGGTCTTTGGTTGTGCAGTCAAAGTAACATGGCACATGTGTGGGCAATCTCTCAGCAAGAACTTTGAGGATTGATGATTTACCAGTTCCCATGTGGCCTTGCACCAATGTAGTCAGCAGACTACCTGTTGCCATGATGGAGTCGGTGACCTCGTCCAATGTTTGTGCGTATAAACGATCTGCGGTTTGTGTTCTAGACATTTTAAATACTCCTGTTGATTAAATTAACTTACTAACACTCATTACCCTTTTTACTTATAGCCCGAGGGCTATAAGTTTCACCATTGAAACTCTTTGAGCAACCCATCGACCTTAGACTTCACGTCAAGGCGCAAGTGGTCGTCCTCTCGTAGCGCATCGGGTGTGATACCCATGAGTGCGCTCTCAATCTTTACCTTGGCACGCTTCATTGTCGGGTCGCCTGTGATGTTGAACTTCTCCAATAGATCACACATCTCCACGACATTTGTGACAAGTGTGTCCCTGAATATCTGTTTAGAGTTACCTGATAACTTCTCGCTCATGCGTTGTAAGGCTTCGTGCATGCGCTCCCATGGCTCACGCATCGCTTGTTCTAGGTTAGCCTTGTAACTCTGCGCATAGTTTTCTTGCAGTAGTGCAAGTGCGTCGTTGTTCACATCTACCCGCCAATCTCCCGCCTCGGGTACTGGCGAATATCGTACTGAGAATCTGTACTTGTTACGCACCACTTGGGCATCGGGGTAATCATTAGGGTCGAACAATGTGCCTAGCTTCATCTGTGCCTGAATGACTGACTTGTCATAGCTTGACATAAACGCATCGACCAATTTGTCGTACTCGGCTTGCATGCCTGTGATCTCTTTGTTGTAATCAAAGTACATCGGGGTTGTGAGTAAACGCAGACCTGAGTCTGACCATGGCATCGTTGCATGGTAGTGGTACGTCCTCGCATTACCGGCAAACTTCTGTATCGCATCGAACATGGGCTCATCAGCGAATAACTTCTTGCTGTAATTACCGGCACGGGTTGTGGTGTGTTTCTGTTGGTCGATCTCTTTGGATACACCCTTGTCGAACTTGCGTCCTGTCCACACGCTGATGTTCAACTCGACTAGCATCGCTGAACTGCTGATGCTTGGAACTGTAGTCTGCTGACTACCTAAATTTACTGTTGTCATGTTTAACTCCTGTTGTTTAAAAATTTACTAACGCTTTCTCACTAACAATACATAGTATACCACAGAATGATACATAAGTCAAGTGTTTGATAGACTTACTCACCCTTTGATAAGCCGAACATCTTTGTGCGTGGCACAATCATGATGTACTTGCGCTCATCCATCGACATCAGGGTCACGTCATGATCTGTATAAGAGATCACGCAATAACGTCTTCTGTTGATGTATTTGATTTGTCCTGTTAAGCTACTCATCATTGTTCTCCTCCTCAAGCGTGCGCTCAGCGCGGGGCTTATCGTAGAAAATAACAATCAAACTGCCGTCCCTGAAATCCATCTCCCAGTCGGTGTGGCCAAACTCTAGTCGGCAGTATTCATCTAATAAGTTGCTATTCATTCTTCATTCTCCTCATGTGGAACTTCAATCACTCCGCATACGCAGAGCACCATCTCTTTGCATCGTGGGTCTACACCAAACGCTTTGCACATAAACTCCCATTCGTGTGGTAAATCCTCGGGAGACATTACGACGTGCCCGCCGTTCTCAAGGACTGTATAGCCCGCATTCTCCATTTGTTCTCTTGTTATCATTTGACTAGCCCTCCTTTGTTGTTAAGACCGATCAGGTCGGTGCGGTCGGTGATCAGCATGTAGTTTGATTTGTGCATGGGTGCAATGGTGAACTTGCGTTGGCGGGCAAACTCCTCACCACAAAATAAGCACAGTTTGTATCCGAGCTTGACTCGCTTGCTTGCAATGGTGTCGCCACATTCTCTGCATACTGTTTTCATCATGGTCTCCAAAATGTAAGGTCAAGGGTTAAAACGATAATGGCAATTAAGAACAGTAGTCTGCTGACTAACTCGTACAAGTTGTGCTTGGGCTTCATGCGTGCAACTCCTCAATACCTAGTATGCGCATGGCGGTGATCAACGCATGGTGCGCGTCACCCTCCTGACCCTCGGACATGTAGTGGTCGGCAAGGGCTAGCAGTTTGACCGCTTGGTCATAGTCTGCATCGGTGATGGTGTGGTCAATGTTTTGTTCCTGACCAATGTTTACTGCTGTCATGATATAACTCCTGTTAAGTTGTTTACTGGATAAGTAGTCAGCTGACTAACTTTGGGACGGCACGAACAATATGTTTGTTTCTTTTACCAACCCAATACATATTATAACACGTTAAGATGTCAAAGTCAAGTAAACTGTGGTAAGGTTTAGCAATGATTAGCAGGGGTATTTATAAAGTAATACTAATGTATTTAATATATGTATTGTTCTTAATGTTCTTGTAATGTTCTTGTATTGTTCGGAGCTAAGTTATTGATTTATAAGTAATGTTCTAATGTTCTTATAGTTAGCCAAAAAACTACGCAGGGATATTTTTGCGGTGATAAAAAGGGAATCGTGCCCAAGCCGGTCACTGGCTTCTTGTGTTTGCCAAAGTCCAAAAAACCCAAGAACATTAGAACAAAACGAACTTTCCTTTAAAATCAACAACTTAGCTCCGAACAATACAAGCCTATTGTTCGAACATTGCCCTGTGCTACACGCTGAATAAGTCACTGGTATCGTTATGGTAGTCAGTTGACTAACATTTTTAAAAATAAATTAAAAAAGTGCTTGACGATTGGAAAAAATAGTGATAGACTGTGCACAGTCTATCAGTTGAGCAAGCCGATTCCGAACACTTGGCTACCCTATGTGTCACGCTGAATAAGTCACTGGTATCAATCCAGTAGTCAGTTGACTAACAAAAAACATTTGACAACCGAAAAAAATAGTGATAGACTGCGTGCAGTCTATCAGTTAAACAAACCAATTTTAGATTGTTCGCTCGCCCTATGTGTCACGCTGAATAAGTCACTGGTATCAATGGGTAGTCAGTTGACTACCCTATAAAAATTTAGGCGAAAAAAAACCCTGACCGAAGTCAGGGTTAAAGGCTAGAAAATTAAGCCGCTTGCATTATCTCTAAGCCTTCCATTGCAACACTTATGCTGATCTCGGGCTCTTCCCATTTTTGCAAAAACTCTTTGAGATCCACTAACATATCATGGTATCTCTCAAATTTTGACTTAGGTGTCTTCGGGCCTTTATCGGCATTGTGCAAATTATCCTCAGCTTGTTTCAAGTACTTAGCGATCTTGTTGAAATAAGACCCCATTTGTTTCATCCAATAGCGACGGCTTTCTTTTTGCTCATCGCTGAGGGTCTTAACGTCTTTCGCTAAGATGTCCTTCACGGTTTGATTAAACGTGCTGACAATCGTCGCATTGATCTGATTGTGCAATGTTTCAAACTTATTTGTAGCGCCCTTCTTAGGCTTTACAAGCATTGAAGAAGTAACACCCTCACTCATTAAAACATCACTACACTTTTTCCACTTTTTAGCGACGCCTTGATCAGCTTTGATTGTGTCAGCCAACACGTTAACCCCATTCTCACTTAACACGATTGTACTTTTTACTGTACTCATTTTAGTTCCTTTGATTCAGTAGTAGAGATAAAACACCCTTTGAACTACTGAGCCTCTACTGTATCTCACACATCATAAGATGTCAAGGGATAATAGAATTAAATAACATTTGATATCATTTAATAGAATGATATGTTAGTCAGCTGACTAACATTTTGGATTTTCTAAGCCGACTTCGACCACCCCACCCCCCCTTTTTTAGAAATGGTTCCATCGCGCGTGTAGGTCTACTATTCTCCACCCTCATAGCCCAATTTTTTGAGTTTGGCTTAGCCCCCATCCCATAAGCCGGCTTACGGTATTTTGTTCATACCAAAACATCTTTATAGGAAACACCCCCCTTGTCTTTTTAGTACCCCCATCAAAAAAATTTTGTATATTAAAAAATTTTAGTTATACTCGGCCCGTTGGTGTGCAACGGGTTAGCGCCGTTGGGAGGGTATCTGCAAAGGTATCTCCGTAGTTAAACCACTGCTTTATGTGAGCACCAACACCTATAACTTTGTCTGGACATTAGACATGGAACTAAACATCGAACCCGACATTGGGATTCCTATGCCTGACAAAAACGTCGGTATAGAAAATTTCAAAGAGCGAGCTCAAGCTGCCACCAATACTGCTGAGTATCTTGGTTTAGACGCTGAGCCAACAGAACAAGACCTTGCAGTTGCCGAGGTGCTTGCTTACGCCCTTGCAGAAGATGAAGTCAAGGCACAAAAACAAATTGCCAAGAAGGTTCATAACCTGCAACCTGCTACTTATGTAGCGGTCAATGCCATACTAAAAGAGTTTGCTATAAAGGTCGTTGATAACGCCCAGCAGATCCGGCTTGTAGTAACAAACAAACTACTTCTTGAGACGAGTAACCCTGATCCACGCGTGCGGATCCGTGCTTTAGAGCTGTTAGGTAAGATCACAGACGTGGGTTTGTTCACAGAACGCTCAGAAGTTACCATCACGCACCGTTCTAAAGAGGAATTGGTGGTGTCTTTGCGTGAAAAGATCCAAAGATTGCGTGCGTCTCAGGATGTAATCGACGTTGACATTGACAAAACCCTTGGTTTGACCGAAGAAGTCACAGATGTACAGCCAGATTAACGATTATTCTGACCTGACAGACGAAGAATTGCGGTTTTTACTGGACAATTTAGATCATTTTTCCCCTGAAGAAGCCCAAGAGATTGATTTAATCACCGATGAGCTGGAAAAAAGGCGCAAAAGTGCGGCTTGTAGGGATGATTTGATCGAGTTTTGCAAGAAAATGCAGTCAGATTATAAGGTTGGTAAGCATCATAGGGTGCTTGCAGACGAGTTAATGGCCATTGCACACGGTCAAAAAGACCGAATTTGCGTCAATATCCCCCCTAGACACGGTAAAAGTCAGCTTGTTTCCATCTATTTTCCGGCTTGGTTTCTAGGTAGATACCCTGATAAAAAGGTTCTAATGGTGTCCCACACCACAGATTTGGCCGTTGATTTTGGTCGGAAAGTGAGGAACTTAATTGACAATCCTGAATACAAGGCGATATTCCCGACAGTCTCGTTGGCCACTGATAATAAGTCTGCTGGTCGTTGGAATACCAATGTTGGTGGTGAGTATTATGCTTGCGGTGTTGGGTCTGCTCTGGCTGGGCGCGGTGCGGATTTACTCTTGGTTGATGACCCCCATAACGAACAAGACATCATAAATGGTAACTTGGATGTGTTTGACAAGGCGTACGAGTGGTTTACTTATGGTGCTCGTACCCGTCTGATGCCAGGTGGTCGTGTTGCGATCATTCAA